ATACTTCACACCAGATTATACAATCAAACTCAATCTTATTCCTGAAATGGGTATCATCAAAGAAATACCTATTGTGTTAGATACTGTATCTCAAGACATCACTTACGAAGGACCTAGAGATAACGATACAAGACTTATTATATGGACACTAAACTTTACTGTTAAAGGTTTTATCTTTGGTGGTGTAACAGAAAATAACAAGATTATTAAAACATCTATTACTAATGTATTGAATAATATTAGTATAACCGATTCTGTTCAATTTAACATGGCTAATACTGGTGTTGGACAATATCAAGCAGGCGAATTAGTTTACCAAGGTTACTCTCCTACAAACTCTACTGCAACAGGAAGAGTTTACTCTTGGTCTAATACAAATCATCAATTAGTATTAACTGATATTGCTGGTAATTTTTTATCAACACAATCTATCATTGGCGTGACTACAAACGCTAATTGGGTGTTTACATCTTACCAATCTCCTCAAATTAAGATGACACAAGTGGTTGTTACACCTAATCCAAATACTGCCACGGCTAATGATAAATACACTTATACTACTTCTATAACAGAAGAACCTAAAAACTTTAATTACTAATTTAAGGTAAGAAAATGGCAAAGACCCTACAATTTAAACGATATCCAACTGCTAATTTGGCAAACATTTCTGGTGCACCAGGTGAATTAATTGTTGATTCTACACAAAATACTATAACTGTTCATGACGGTGTTACATCAGGCGGATGGCCATTAGCTACTCAATATCAATTAAGTGCTAATGTGGTTACTATCAATTCAAATATTAGTTCTAATGTAGCATATCTTCAAGGCGGTCTTAATACAGCCAATGCTAATACGATATATTTGACTGGTGTTAATGTATCACAAAACGCTAACATCATTGGTGCTTTTACTACTGCTAATAGTGCATCAGCTAATACCGTATATCTACAAGGCGCTTTAGCAACGGCTAATGCTAATACTGTTTATCTTTCTGGTGCTTTAGCAACGGCTAATGCTAATATTGCAGCAGCTTTCACAACCGCTAATAATGCTATTGCTAATCTTGGTCCAATTATTACTGTAAACTCAGCATCCTATCTTTACATTCCTAATGCAACACCATCAACATCAAATACAACTGGCGCTCTTGTTGTTACAGGTGGTGTAGGCATTACAGGTAATGTGTATATTGGTGGTAGAGTGACTATTGCTGGTAATACAACAATTGAAAATGTCAATATTACAAATTTCGCAGTTAATACTACAGATATTATTATAGCAACAAACACTACACCAGCAACCGCAAATGCTACTGGTACATTACAAGTATCAGGTGGTGCTTGGGTTGGTGGTAATGTGTATGTTGGTAATGCAGCCGTAATTGCTGGTAATACAACAATTAACGGTTCAGTTTTACTTGGAACCACATATTCTCCTAATTATGGTATTCATAATTCATTGCCTATTACTGGCGCAACATCAGCTTACTCACAAACAAATGACGGAACGATCCAATCAGGCGTAACAACATATGGAGCATATTATGCAACAGTTGTTGCTACAGCAGCTGCATCATTTACAGTACCTAATCTAGTGCATTATCAAGCAACACAAGGAACATTTGGTGCTGGCTCAACAGTAACAACACAGACTGGATTTAGTGTAGATTCTTCATTAACTGGCGCAACAAATAATTACGCATATTATGGAGGCATTAATTCTGGTACTAATCGTTATAATCTTAATATGGCAGGTACTGCAATAAACTATTTAGCAGGCAACTTAGGTGTTGGTGTTTCTCCTTCAACAACTGCTAACGTATTGATTGGTGCAGGTACAACAAATTCGGCTCCATTACGATTAACATCAGGTACTAACTTAGCAACCGCTGTTGCTGGTTCTGTTGAGTGGAATGGTTACTCACCATACTTTACACCATCTGGCACACAAAGAAGTATTTTACAAGCATCACAATATTACGAATTAAATGTTGCAAATACTTTATCATCTGTAGCTACTGCACAGTCTGCTCTTGGTTTAACTACTGGTGTTGCTCTATCAGCTTCAACCGTATACGAATTTGAATTATTGTTTAATTTGGTAACATCAGGTACAACATCACATACTGAAGCTTTTGGTTTTGTATATTCTGGTACAACAACGAACTACGGTTATCAAATTACAAGAATGTTAAACGGAACAACAACGCCATATGGCGCTAATACTGTTTATTCTTCTTCTGCTACACCAACTGTAGTAACAACTGCTTTAACAACTGCACAAAATGCCACATATCTTGTTAAAGGTATTGTTAATACTTCTACGGCAGGTAACTTAAATCCAACAATTACATTCTCAGCTGGTCCTGGTGGTACTTCAACGATATCAGTTGGTGCTTATATGAAGATTAGTCCAATTGCTGCTTCACCTGGTTCTGCTAATACGATAATTGGTACTTGGGTTTAATAATATATAATTTACTATGAGTAATTTTGAAAAATCTATGGAAGAAATATTTGATGTTCAACCTTTACCAGAAGAACCTAAAAAAGTTCCTGTAGAGAATAAAACATGGCCAATAACGCCAGCTGCACCACCAAATCTTGAAGAAGATTTAACTGTAGCATATAATCAGTCAAAAGATAATCTACAAGATATCATTGACCAAGGTAAAGAGGCAATGGAAGATATACTCAAGATTGCTAAAGAGTCGGAACATCCAAGAGCATTTGAAGTCTTTGGTGGTATACTAAAGAATGTTGTAGAGGCAAATAAAGAATTAATTGCTATGCAGAAACAAATGCGAGAGATGGACAAAAAGAAAGAAGTTAATAATACTAACATTGATAAGGCAATATTTGTTGGTTCAACGGCAGAATTGTCGAAAATAATTCAAGGTAAAAATGATTAAGTTTAAACATTTTATTTCAGAAGAAGCGCTTGTTGCTAGAAAAGATAAGTCATCTAAAACTCTGCATGCGTTTGACATGGATGAAACACTCTTTCATCACGACCATTCTAAAGTAAAAGTTCATGTATTAAACAAACAAGGTGATAGAGTTCAATCTTTAACCAATCAAGAATTTAATACTCATAAGTTACCACCAGGTCATTCATACGACTTCTCTGAATTTAGGTCTACTCACATATTTAAACAGTCTGCACATCCAATTCATAAGATGATTCGTAAATTAAAAGCAATCCATAAGAATAATAAGAATGTTGAAATTGTTACCGCTCGTTCTGATATGGATGATAAAACAGGTTTTATGCACGCTCTAAAACATCACGGTATTGACCCTAAAGAGATTCATGTTCGTAGAGCAGGTAATTTACCAGGCAAACCAGGTGAAGTAAAACGAAAAGTAATTGGTGACTTAATTAAGAAAAGTGGTTACAAAAAAGTTCATTTATATGATGATTCTGAACCTAATCTAAATCATTTTTTATCATTAAAGCAAGACCATCCAGATGTTGAGTTTCATGCTCACCATGTTCATCATAATCCAGAAACTAATGAAACAAAAATAAAAACTCGAATAATTAAATAATTAGTTTGATTCTGACTTTTTTGGTGTATAAATACTACACCATGTCATCATATACATACAGAAAAATTTGGGAAGATACTTACGGTCCAATACCTAAAGATTGTAATGGTCGTTCATATGAAATACACCATATAAATGGCAATCATAATGATAATAGAATTGAAAATTTAAAATTGGTAACTATTGAAGAGCATTATAAAATTCATGAGCAACAAAAAGATTGGGGTGCTTGTGTTATGATTGCTAAAAGATTGCTTATGGATCCAAAAGAAATATCAAAAATACAAAAAGGCAAAAAGAGACCAGGAATAGGTGGGGTTAAAAAAGGAACAATTCCATGGAATAAAGGAGTAAAAGGTTATCTTTTACATTCAGATGAAAATAAAAAACAATTTAGTATTAATAATTCTGGTGAAAATAATCCAATTTCAAAATTAACTGTTGATATTGTTAAATCTATAAGAGAAGATTATAATAAAAAAGTGCCTATAGAATGTTATATTAAAACTTCAATTCCATCATCAAAAACAAAAGGTTTATATCCAACATATTTGGGTGCTTTTTGCTACACTTACGGTAAAAAATATAATGTTACTCTACAAGCTATAAAAAATATAATATTAAATAAATCATGGAAAAATATTAAATGAGTAGTGATTCATACAGAGATAATCCACTTTTAAAAAAGACCGGCGTTCAAGTTCAATATACTCAAGAACAATTAGATGAGTATATATTGTGTTCCCGTGATCCAATTTATTTTACCAAATATATTAAAATTATTACTCTTGATGAAGGTCTTACAGATTTTAAAATGTATGACTTTCAAAAAGAAATGATTGACATTTTTCATAAAAATAGATTTGTAATTACAAAATGTCCTAGACAAGTTGGTAAAACAACAACATCAATAGCCTATTTGCTATGGGTTATATTATTTCAAAATTCTCAAAACATTGCAATATTGGCCAATCGTGGTCAAACAGCACGGGATATTTTAGGAAAATTACAGTTAGCTTATGAAAATTTACCAATATGGATGCAACAAGGAGTTATTACTTGGAATAAAAGTTATATTGAATTGGAGAACGGTTCAAAAATAACTGCATCATCAACATCATCATCCGCAGCAAGGTCTGGTTCTTTTAATATAGTGTTTCTTGATGAATTTGCGTTTGTGCCTACCAATATTGCATATGAATTTTTTACATCAGTTTATCCTGTAATTACTGCTGGTACAAAGACAAAGATTATTATAGTATCTACTCCAAATGGTATGAATTTATTTTATAAAATTTGGACTGATGCCATTAATAAAAAAAATAATTATGTTCCATTTGAAATTCACTGGTCTCAAGTTCCGGGTCGTGATGAGAAATGGAAAGAAGAAACAATAAGAAATACGAGTGAGCACCAATTCAATCAAGAATTTAATACAATGTTCTTGGGTTCTACGAACACTCTTATTTCTGGAATAAAACTTCAAACTATGACATATAGTGACCCAATAGCTGAACATGATGGTGTAAAGATATACGAACAGCCTATTAAAGGTGATGCGGAGAAAGGTAAAGACCATCTATACTGTATTTCCGTAGATGTGTCAGAAGGTAAGAATCTAGACTTCTCTGCTTTTTCTGTATTTGATATATCGTCTACACCATATAAACAGGTGGCAACATACAAAAGTTCTACTATATCACCTATTTTATTCCCATCGGTGATTCATAATGCTGCCAGATTATATAACGATGCTTACGTTCTAGTGGAGATAAATAATAATCCACAGGTAGCGGACGCATTACATAGAGACCTAGAATACGAGAATCTGTTTAAGATTTTCACCGGTAACAAAAAACCACAACAATTACATAGTGGATTTGGCCGAGGCGTTCAGATGGGTCTTAAAATGTCACTTCAAGTTAAAAGAATAGGTTGTTCTAACCTTAAAACTTTAGTTGAAAGTGATAAGTTAATTGTAAACGATTTTGACACAATATCTGAATTAACTACATTTGTGTCTAAAAAAACATCATTTGCCGCAGAAGATGATGCAAATGACGATTTAGCTATGACTTTGGTCATATTTTCATGGGTAACAACTCAACATTATTTTAAAGAGATTGTTAATCATGATTTAAGAAAACAAATTCAACTTGAGAATATGAATCAAGTTGATGAAGAAACTCTACCTGAACCTATCATTGATGATGGTTTACAACATGAATTTGAGGTAGTTGATGGTGATGTTTGGGAAAAATCAGGTCCTGGTGAAATATATTCTAGTTTTATCAGAGAATCAATAAGAAAACTGTAAATACAGGGTTTCATAAATATTGTTATGGTATTATAACTGCCAAGATACAATCAATAATTTAAGGAGAAAAACATGGCATTTCAATTGTCTCCAGGCGTCCTAGTAAGTGAGGTTGACCTAACCACGGTTATCCCTGCAGTTTCTACGACAGCCGGTGCTTTTGCTGGAGAATTCGTTTGGGGTCCAGCTAATAAGCGATATCTAGTTCCAGATGAAGTTACTCTTGCAAGAGTTTTTGGTAAACCTGATAGTAATACATATTATTCATTTTTTACCGCTTCATCATTTTTAGCATATGGTAATACATTATGGACTGTCCGTAGTGCTAACACATTAACATATAACGCAACTGCAAATTCACAAGCAACAATTCAAGTTGCTAACGAAGATGTTTTCCAAGCTGCTTACTTAACAGCAAATACAGCCAATAACTACGGTCCATTTATGGCACGTTATTCTGGTTACAACGGTAATTCATTAACAGTTTCAATCTGTGACGGACCAGGATTCT